TGGGAATATATCTAAATCAAATTCAGATTGAACTTCATTTTCTTCAACCGATGTCAAGTTTAATTTATACTTAATATTTTTACTAATATCACCACTTACCAATGATTGTGATATTGGTGTTAGATTAAACTGAGTTAGTACCCTACTGTTACCTATCCAAATGGAATCACTATCATCATCGTAAAACTTAGTAACTTCTAAGATTTCATCTTTACCAGTATTCTGGTCGTTACGAAAATTTTGTTCGTATATAGTAGTGTCTTTTTGTCCGTATATTCTATAAATCATATTCTGCCCTTTAGAAAGATTGAGTTACAACCTTACCCCTTATATCTACATTAGGATATTTAACTTCAAATATAGAAGGGTCTTTAGGTGGATATATAATACCCAATCTAGTTGCCCTACTTAAATCATATTTATTTGGTGAGTAGTTTCCATTAAATCTATTTTTGATTTGTAATCCACCCTCTCCATCACTATTTGGTCTTGGAACTGTCTGAACACCGTCAACTTTATCCAATAGTACATATACTTGAGATATGTTAATTGGTTGGTTTATTTTCCAATTATCTATACTAAAGTAATCTTTTAATGCCTTTATACATCTCAAAAGAACTTCATTAGAATTATAATCTGGTAAAACTACAATATCAAAATTAATTGTAATATTTACAATGTATGCATCTTTAATATTTACTGCATCAGTTAAGATTCTGTAATAAGAAAGATAATTTTTTAAATTATTTTTAGTAGCTGGATTCAACTCTGTTACTTTTTTATCTTTATCATAACCTAATGTATATAGGTTAAGTGCTAATGGATTTGGTACTTCAGTACTAATAGGTGTTGGAATCGGGTCATCAGGTAATAATGCATGAGGTGCAAAGTTTCCATTTGATTTTGTTTCGATTTGATAATCTTGTACTAAGTATGCTTTTGCAACTGAACCGAATTGTGGTGGAAGTGCATAACATCTCATAATATAATCTTCTCTACTTACAGTTCTGTTTTGTGCCGCAAAGTAAGCCATTGCATTGTTACGAATCTCATCTTCAGTTTCTTTACTTCTACCACCAACAGCTGGTTCTGGATTAGTAACCGCCAATGAGTTCTCAATAAATCTTAGAGTGTTTTGATTTAAATTTATAGTGTTATCATTTGTAAATATTCTACTATTAACATTAATTAAATCTTTAGCAGGAACATTATCAGCAACACCATTACCCACTAAGTACTCAACATCTAATGTTGTGTTTTGTGGAGCTACTCCGTATGTTTTTGTGTATAGGAAATTAGATGGGTCAATCCCTTGGTCTAACCTTCCTGTATTTTGATATAACGCAGAACCTACATTATCAGGATTAGGAATAATTTCTTCATCTGCATTTGATGATATACCTGCTCCAAACTGAACCACTAATTCTGATTCTGATTCGAATTTTGTTATAAATCTTTTTGGTACTCTCTTTAATTCTAATAAGAATGGAGTTTCACCACTATATGGTTGTAAGTTAGTAGAATTATCTTCATTGTTTTCTATTTGTTCAAATACAGTATCTTGTGCTAAGTATGGAACTTCAGTCCATAAATCTTCATCATCATCTTTAATTGATTTAATTTTAATGATTTGTTCATCTGTGATTTTTAACTTATCATATATCTTTGGTGAACCGAATACGAACTGAGCACTCTTTACTCTACCACTTGAAGCTTTTACTTTCTTTTTCAGTAGATAGTAAATTGGTTCACTAGAAGATTCATCTATTTGATAAACAGAAACTTCAGTTGGATTAAATGAAGATGATACTGCAAAATCTATTTCAAAGTTAGTTGAGAATTCAACATCGGAGTTTGAATCTGAACCTACTTGCATACCACTTGCAATTTTTAAAGCATAATCATAATCAGGTCTTACATTATCACCACTACCTTTGGCTGGTAATATTTGGAACACATCTAAATCTACAGATGCTGGGCAAACGTTTTTTGGTTTGTATCCATGTACAGCAGCTAAATTAAAAAGATTTGCCTTTTCTTCTGCGTTAGATAATAATGATTCTCTTAATTGAGTATCTGTATAAAAAGATAATACATCACCCACATACGATGCCATCTCAATGAACATCATACCTGGTGAAGATTCATTAAAGTCATTAAAAGTATTTGGGAAATAAGTTTTAGAAAAATCAATTAAGTTTTTTCTTAACTCTCCGAAATCCTTTCCAATGAGTTTAACATCCTTTTGGACTAAATCTGATTTGTTTGCCTTTGCCATAAGTTCCTATTCTATAGTTGCAGTTCCAGCGGAATCTACATATAATATTATTTCTTCGTTAGCACCTTGTTCCGTTACTCTAAAATTTAAAGATATAGCAACAAAGTTTTTATCCTCATTCGGAGTAACGTTAACCTTATCTATAATTATGTAGGGAAGCCAGAAATTTACATCAGCTAATATACCTTCTTCTAATCTTTGTTTTAAATCTAAAGTTATTGGTTCAAATAATAGTGCATAAATCTGAGAGCCGAATGTGGGTTGGAACACCCTTTCACCCTTTCTTGTCAACAATAGATTTTTTAAATTAGATATAGCCTGTTCCTCAGTTGAGTACGATAAGTCAAACAAACCACTATTCTTAGAGAATGGTAGTTTTATTCCAACTGCAATATCTTTTTCAAAATCTATTGGATTATAGAAATATTCTTTTCTCGCTTTAGCCATTTACTATTTTCCTTTTTTCTTATTAATCGCTTTCATCAATTGAGAATAATCTTTTGTTATAGCTCCCATTACATTAGCCACTTCAGGATTATTTGTATCAACTGGTCTACCATCTATATCTTGTGTTGGTGCTACTGTAGTAGATTCTCTACCACTCCATGCTTGTGCTTGATTAGAGCCAAACTGAGCATCCATACTTCTCCACTCACCACTTTGATGTGTTTCATTTAGTAACTGATTTAATACGCTATCATTTGTAAACTTTTGTTTCTTAACTGCTTTTTGTTTTTTTACTTCTTCTATTGCTAAAATTGTTTTCATATCAATATCCAATGGGTCGTTAACCTTTTTAGATTTTGATTTTGTTTCTTTTATAATCGGTTTAGAAGCGTTTCTAACTTCTGTAATGATAGGTTTTAGTTCTTCTCTAACTACCTTTCTTACGATTACTTCTAATAATTGTGCTAATTGTTGTGCCTTCATAATGATATACTTTACATATAAATATTAAAATGTTTATTTTTATACTAATCCTGACCAAGGATATGGTATTGGCCCTAATGGGACTGGTGTTGCTGGTGTTCCTGCGGTTACTACATGGGTATGTAATCCTTGTACTGTTGTTAAATGATTTGTAAATGCCGTTGCTAATTTTGTTGCAAATGGAATCCCAAATAAAGCTGGTGCTGGTGGATGGGTGAATGCTTTTAATAAATCATTTGCTAATGTTGGTGGAGTTCCCCCTACAGTTGTAACATTTGTAACTGGAACGGGAACACCAGCCGTACCTGTTGATGTTGCTATTGCTATTGGATGGAATGGTACTAATTGATATTGTACACTCATCCAATATGAAACTGTCTTTGCCGACCAATCTGTAAAATGGAATAGTTGTGGTTTGCCTTCAGAATCTCTAATATCATCTAAACACTTTTTTATTGACATCTTAATGGGAATATATGGTGGTTGTACCATAACCATTGTTGCGTGTAAAGAAGTTTGGGCAGTAGATACTGCCTTATGATACTCTGATGCTATTTTTTCAGCCGTATCCATATGGGTTTTTTCTGATTTGTCATCTAACCACCCACCAACTGATGTTATAAATCCTGGCCAAACTGCTGGCATAATCTTTTCCTTTTATTGTTTCATTGCCTTTATATCACTAAGTATCTTAGCAACTTTACCCGCATTAGTTGCAGGTCCTGTTGGGCCAACTCCAGTTGAATATGTTGATTTAGCTGATGTTAAATCTGCTAACTCACTTGCTAACTTCTCAACCAACGTAAAAAACTTATCCATCTCCATCGCCCATCCAGGTGTAGCATTTATAATATCTTTCTTAGATGTTAATATTACATTTTCTTCTCTTGAGTTTAATAATATTCTATCTGATGTAATTACTACTGATGGTGATTTAAAAGCTGATTGTGCTTTTACACCCTTACCTAAATTTGTTTGAGCTGTCTTTAATTGTAGTTTTTGTGATGAGGTTAAATACACCGATGATAAATCATCATCAATAGTTTCTATAATAAATTTGTTATAAGAACCACCACTCTTTCTACCATTTGCTAAAATAGTAATTGGGTCATTATCTGTAGATGAGCTCCAAGTTGGTTGTTTAGTTGTTTTAGCACCTGATGGGGTATATCCAAATCTTAAAGAATGTCCAAACCTACCTTCCATCATTACATCACCAATAAATGGTTGTAAAGAACCTATATCAGTTCTTTCAGTAAACCCATCACCTAATTCAGCACCTGGTGATGCACCTGATGCGTTTGGGTTTCCAGCCAAAACAGCAGAAATTAACCCACCGATTCCTTTTGATTTTCTTGAAACTGAACCTTTAGGTAATGCATTATTGTGTACATTAAGTTGTACGGATGTTGGTGCGAAATAATATTGTCGAGCTCTTCTACTACCACCAGTTGCCTCAGGCCCTAAACCTGTAAACACTAATACGGATTCACCGATTAGTGGAATTCTTTTTATATTACTATCAGTAGGATAACAAACTTCAAACTGTCCCTGTCCTTGTGATGTTAATATTTCAATACTATACAGTTCATTTACATCATCATCTTTAAGATTGATTCTTTGAACTGTACCAATTTTAAATGAACTCATTATTCATCTCCTTCAATCTTTTCAAGTGATTCTATAGATTTATCTATTGCTTCTGCATTTGACATTAACTGTTTCTTTTCTTCTTCAGTTAAACCAAACCCACCGTCCTCACCTGAGTTAGCATCTTTCATCATTCTTTGTACGATTGCGGCTAACTTAACAATCTGGTCATCGTTCTTTACAGCGACTTCCATATATTCTTTTATTAAGGGAACTATTACAGTAGCATCCTGTAAGTTCTTTACCAATGGTTCTAATTGTGCAATAAGAAGTTTTAGTTGCCTATCCTTCTTTTTAGAATTATGATAAACATCTGACATAATATCAGCAAATGTTTTACCTTTAAATAATTCTGTATCCTTATCCATTACTATCCTTTAATTTATAATGTATTGACAAATGACCTGTTCTATTATATTCCATATATAACTCTGCATAAATACCTTTTAGTTTACCAACCACTTTGGTAATATACTGAGTATGTACACCTGTTCTTTCTCTAATAAGTATGTAAAGAGCTTTCTTATTGTACGAATAAAGGTCTAATCTATTTTTAAATAACTCATTTATTGAATCAGCAATGGCCCTATCTCTATCTTTTAGGAATAACGTATATAAATGATAATCTACATATTTTGTATAATGGTCAATAAAATCTGATTTAGCCTCTTTGTTGTTTTGGTCTACAATTTCATTTGTAATGTTTCTTTGTGTATCAATTGCCGCAACTTTCTCTTTTGATTTCATTCGAGCATAGTTTGCGTTATTCTCATTGAATAAGTAGTTTCTTGCCACTACCGTAAAGTAAGAGAAGGCTCTACCGTTCTCACCATTAAACTTATGAATCTTTTCATTCAAAAATGCAACTACACTTGCCTTTACATCTTCATATGGTACATCAAAGTAATATGTTTTGTAAGTGTGGATTACATTTTCTGATAACTTATCAAATGGATAATGAATGAATCTGTTATAGATTTTGTTCTTTAGTTTATTATCATCACATCCGTTATAAGCGTTTATGGCAATTTCGGTAATTTTAGTAAAATATCTTTTACTTCTCTTTCTTCTTTTTCTAGGCATTAGGGTTTATTTCATTGTTTAACTTATCTAAAGCTTTTTGTATTTCTTCAAATACAAATCCGCTCTCATCATCCGCTTCAAACGAGCCAATTCTATCCACCTCTTTCATCCTATCCATTGCTCTGTTTACAGAGAAGGCTACTGATTCGATTGTTTTATCAGATTCTTCTATACCATCTTCTAACTTCTCAACCTTACGAAGTAAATTCCATACTACATATAATAAGATTGCAATTATTATTAATGGTAAAATTAATTGTATTGTTATTTCCATATTAGTTCTCTACATCACCAAAGATAGATTTGAAATCTAATTTCTCTGGCATTTTTACGTTTTCTAATTTTTGTTTTTTAGTTGGTCTACCACCTACGTTTTTAGTTTGAACTTTTTTATCAGAGTTCACAACTCTATCTCTTTCAAAATTAGCTGCACATAAATCAGCCTGATGCATAATGAATGGTAATTGAGTTTTTAATACATTATCTTTATTGTAAGTAATGTAATACTCTTTATTGTTTTCATCATATAACCCATCAGTTAATTTAATTCCGATATATTCTTCTTCAGTAATGGTAATACCATAGTGATTTAATAACCACATAGTTCTATCATTAAGATTCATCCAATGCATATTGGAACTCGTCTTATAAATCTTTCCTTGATTTTCAATGTGCCATTGAGAATCATTTGGGATATACCAATTCTCTTCGTGATTACCCACCTTACCTAAATCATGATGAAGTGCTGTAAAGATTAAGGTTTGTTTATCAAACCCTAAAGGCATTCCTAACTCTTTATACAAATCATAAATCTTAACGGCATTGAATGTAACCCTAAGAATGTGGTCAATGTATCCACCTGCAAATGCATTGTGGAAATGTTCTGTAGATGATGCTGGAGTTAGAACGATTCTATCTTCCAATGCATCATACATCTTATTTAATTTTTCTAATCTCTCACCTTCAAAGGTTTGATTGATTAATTTTCTGAACTTCTCGTAGTTCTCTTTGATTTTATTTTCATCTAAAATGTGTACCATAATTTATTTTTTATTTGTTAACTAATTGATTATCAATGTGTTGTGATGATAGTGATAGTGTAACTGATTGATTATCAGACACTTACACCTCATCTAATATAGATAAGAACTCACTCTCTCTATAAATGTTATATGTTTTACCACCATTTTTGTGTTTGAATCCAGTTCCATCTAATAGAACTATATCACCCACCTTTGTACTCATAGGGATAATCTCACCTGAATGAGTAAATAATCCACTACCAACGGCTACTACTGTACCCATCATTGTAGTTTCTGAACCTGATGGTTTGTATAAACCACCCTTAGTTTTTTCATCGTTTCTTTTTAGTATCTCTACTACTACTCTATCCCCTAAAGGTCTATAATTGTATTCCATAACTTAAATAATTTTATCTATAATTCCTAATTCTAATGCTTCTTCTGCCGATAAGAAGTAATCGGTTCTTTGATTTTCTTTCCAAAACTCTTTATCTTTTTTTGTAACTTCCGCCATAAGTGTATTACAATCATCTTCTAATTGTTCTGCAAACTTAGCGTTAGATTTTACATCTTCTAACTTTCCAAAATTCATTGTTGATAATTGGTGAACCATAACCTTAGAATGTTTTGATGCGGCTCTAAGACCAGTTCCACAAGATAGTAATAATGCCGCAGCACTCATAGCTGAACCTCTACATACAATATTTGTAGTGATTCCTTCGTTATCCTTTATAGTTCTAATGTAATCTATTAGTGCTAATGTTTCTACTACATCTCCACCTGGTGAGTTTAATAAGATAGTTACTGATTTTAAATCTTTATTTATTTTTCTTAGTAATCTAACTTTAGATATTGTATCAAATACCATTCCTTGTGATATCTCATCCTGTACTAAGATAATGTTTGATTCAATATCAATTCCATAATCAAACTCTCTAAACTCTTGGAAGTGTTTATCTCTTTCGGATGGTGTCTTTACATCATACTTTGGTTCTATCTGACTCTCAGTAGATGATGTTCTGCCTTCATTATATAAATCGCTCATACGCTTTTGTAACTATTTTTATGTTAAACTTATGTAAATATACAAAATAAATTTAACAATACCAAATCTTTTAATAAGTTTTTATATCGTCCTCATCTGAACCATTTATATTAGTACCATCGGAATATGGTTTTGAGAACCCACCATATATTTTCTTTTTCTTTTTTGGTTCTTCTACAACTTTAGTGGCCAATATTTCTTCATTCTTTTTAATCATTTCTTCAGAATCATAATGTGTTCCATCATTTCCATTCTGTCCTATGATATTCATTCGTTCATCATCTTCTTCATATATTGGTGTAATCACAGGTTCTTTCTTAACAACAACTTCTTCTTCCCTTCTACCATTACCAAAGTATTTGTTTAAAGCAATTACCATTGCAATAGCCATTGGGTCGAACACAAATACAATCATTAGTGTGAACCAATTTACAATTATATCCATTGGTTTACCTGTAATCTTCGCCATATATCTAAGTGGTCCGATTTCTGCCGCCACTTCGTTGTTAGATTCTAAATCTAAAATCTGTAATTCTAATTTAGTAATCGAATCGGTTACAGTTTCCATCTTAATGGATACTCTGTTTCTTTGTTCCTTCATATCATCTAACTGAGAGTTAAGAACTCTACGAGTAGATGATGAGGTTGTGGTGATGATATTACCTAACGTATCTTTATATTGAATTACATTATTAGATAATCCTTTAGTAAGTTCTGTAATAGAATTATTTAATTGAGCTCTTTCTATTTTATACCCTTCTAATGATTCTGAGAATCTATCTCTTTTCATTTGAACTACAGCAACTTGTTTATCCATAACACTTAATTGGTCGGCAGTAGTTTGATATGCTGATGTTAGGAATCCATAGATACCTGCTGAGGTTATAATCATTAAGATACCCACACCCAATGTAAGATATGATTTTAAAATCAATCCTAACTTACTCCAATAGTTGTGTAAGTAAGATGCTACGATTAATTTAGCTAACTCTAATGCCGATGCCATTATGATTACTTCAGTTTTAGCTCCAGCGAATAAAGAACTTAATCCAAATACTGAATAATATGCAGCAGTTCCGGCTAAAGATAATGTTGAAAACACCATCAAAAATCCAAATCCTACCTTTTTTGAAAAAAAGTTTTTAACAATATCCATATTTTATTCCTAAAATTAGTTTTATTAACTTTGGGTTCTGTATTTATATACAAATCTATTATATTTAAATAAAGAATTGTGTTGACAGCAACCCAATAATCTTAATAATAAGTATTAAAATAATAATTATTAATACTAAATCAAGTCAAAACCCCATACTATGCCTTCTACTGAAGGTATTCTAAGATGGCCAATTCTTTGGCTTTAGATTCCACCATAATATCTACATTTAATCCATAAGTATTAGGAACACTATTGATGTAATCTGAGTGTGCTTGAGGTTTCAGTTTCTCATTATTCTCATGTAAAGCTTTAGATTCTGAATAGTGAACTACAGGTACAATATCTTTAGGCCAGGTAGAAACTGCTAACTTCAGTGCTTCTTCCTCTGATAAATCTCCAGTACAAAATTTGTGGTGGTGATAATCGAATACAATAGGAATACCAATACGTTCATGTATGTACATCAAATCTTTTACTGAGTACATAGATGCTTTATCATCGTTCTCTACAGTCAAACGAGTCTGAACTGATTCAGGTAACCTCTCAAAGTTCTTACAGAACCTATCCATAGCAGATTGTTTATCACCATACACACCATTACAATGTATATTAAGTTTGTTGTAAGGAGTACGAGATAACCCCATCATATCAAACACCTCACCATGTGTAGTAAGGTCTGTAATTGTATTTTCTACAACGTGCTCTTTGGGAGATACTAATACATTGAATGGGCCAGGATGTGATGTGATACGTTGCCCGTACTTCTTAGCAAGATGTCCAGCACCTGCCATAAGATTAGATATACGATGGTAATGAGGTAACTCTGATAAGTTGTACTCAGAAGCCCAAGGAAACAAATCAGAACTCAACCTAAAGAAGTTGATACCGTTACGATGATTCCATTTGATAATCTCCACTAAATCTCTAGCGTTTTGAATTCCTAACTCAGATGCGTAAGGAATACCTTTTTCTAAAAAGGTTTTTTTAATCATACTACGATTGGTAGTAATTTTGGGTTTCTGTTTACCCAATGTCATGTTGATACACGCATACCCTAAATTCATATGTTACAATTTTTAATTATTATTATACTACTAATATACAAAAAAAGGGGGACTTATACAAGCCCCCCATGTTAAGAAATTGTTAAATTTCAAAGTACTCTACATCCATAACTTCTTCTAAGAAGTAATAATAATTATCACTTCCTTTGAGTACTAAATCGCTGTTTAGGTGTTCCTTCCAAGTTGATACAATGGGCCTACTATCGGAATGAATCTTTCTGATTATTAAATATAACTTACCGTTATGTTTTAATTTCTTATACCTAAACCACGAATACCACGACATTTACTTAACAGTTACTTCAACAATTTTTGTTTTCTTTTCTTCCACTTTAGGAATCGATACAGATAAAATACCATCCTTTACTTTAGCTGAAGTTTTAGATACATCCCAATCTTCACTAATGTTATACTTTTTATTAAAAGTTCTTGTTTCATTCTCTCCTTTAATAGAAAGAACTGTATCTTCTACTTTTACATTAATGTCTTTTTTGGATAATCCTGGCACTTCAAACTCCATTGTTAGTACATCATCCTTTACTTCCATAGAACGACTCGGGTCTACAGTTGGTTTATTGAAATGATTCCTAAGTACAAGTTCATCTAATAGATTCCATGCTCCGTTGCTCATTGATATATTCATTTTTCTCCTTTTTTAAGTTAAACAATTCAGTTTACTATAGTACCAATTGTGTACCAAAGGGATTTGTAAGGTTATAGTATGACAAAATGTCAGTTAAGTAAGGATATAGTATGACAATTTGTCTAATTTAGAGAGATTGGTGAACCTTGTCCTGCAATATCGTAGGTTAAAACAACGTGCCAAGGGTCATATTTTGTAAAATCTATTTTTCTGTTGAGTAACATAAGACCATTCATCTGCATATCTGATGCTACTTTGAGTATAACATCCAATGTTGGTCCTGATATTTTAAGAACTTCATTATTAACCACCACATTAATTTCATTTCTAAAGGTCTGTTCGGGCTCGGCATCATCTAATGATTCACCCATAGCACGTAATGCATCTTCCATCGACTGATTGATTTCCGCATCTTGTCTATCTTGTTCAACTACCTCATTATGTATATCCATATAGGAAACTTCACCTAAACATAAATCGTAGATGTACATTAGTTTATCTTCATCTTCTAATGTATTAAAAAACTCAAATTCACTTTCATCCCAATATCCTGCCCAATCCATAATGATATCTCCACTCATTTTTTAAAGTCCTTAATAATTTCTTTAGTTAACCATGTGGGTTCTGCTGAGAACTTTTTGAAGTAATTCTCTTTTAGTAAATAGAGTTTAAGATTTGATTGTTTTGATTCCTTAGTATTATCTGAAGAAAGGATTTCAATCACTTTATCTCTATATGGTTGCTCAATGTATTCTATACTCATTTAATATAAATATTGGTTGTTAATGTTTTCCTTTATAAATTTCGTTTAGAAACAGTAAAGTTTCTTTAGGTAATGCTAATTTATTTTTTGATACGGTGTTTAGAATTAACTCTAAGAACTTCTGAATATGTAATTCAAGTTCCTTACCACTTTCGAAAATAGTATCAATACGTTCTTCTAAATTAACAATGTATTTTGAATCAACCACAACATCAGATTCTAAGTATCGTTGGGTCATATATCTTTCAGAAAACCATTGATGAGGTTTAGCATCTAATGTAACGGCCTTCTTATAAACTGTATTAACGTATTCAGATAAAGTCAAAACATCAGGAACGGTTTTGGAGAAATGTTTATAATTAACCCACTCTCTTGCGGATTCCATTTCTTCATCACCAAGTCCTAATTGTTTAAATAACTCGTTTGAATTCATTTGTTTTGGTTTTGTTTATCCAAACAATCCCAACTGAATTTTTCTGTGATGGGATGATTTGGCATCTTCTAATGTTGTAATAACTTTATTACATTCAGACCATGTCAATTCTACTCTTTGATTACCAACAAGTAAGTAACCGATTGGAACACTTCTATCTTTATAGTTATTTAGATTTACATTACTACTCAATTCAAAATCTATTGAGTTATAATTTTTACCTAATGCTTTTAATCTATCTCTATCTTTTTGATGAGTTGCTCCGCCATGATTGATTCTACCCTTTGGCTTTCCAGAATATCTTTTCATTTTATTTAAGTTTAATTATTATACTTTAATAATAAGTATTAAATAAACTTTAATGAAACTATATTATTTTCTATTTCTTTTAGATAGTCTAGCGAACTTAGCCTCAAATGATTTTAAGTCCATTCTGTTAGGATTGGTTCTCTCTATATTCTGATTAATCTTCATCGTATCAGCAAACCAATACCACGCTTCACCTATAGTTGGCTGGTTAGGAATCATATACTCTTTGGTAAGGAAATTATCCTCTCCATCATGTACATAAAACAACCCATTTGTACCAACCATAGTTTTAGCCTTTGGATATTTTTTAACTACTTTTCTTTTTATCTTTGTAAATTCTTTTTTATCTATTACCATTTCTTAAATATTATTTGCAATATCGATTGCATCATCTAATAGTTTATTAGTTTGATTCTGATGGTTTACAAATGATTTAGTTAATCTACTATCAATGTAAACTGTAACATCGTTAGAATCTACATAAACATCCTCATGCTCTCTACCATCTTCTGTATTAACTAAATATCTAAACCCCTTTACAGTTTTAGATTTTTCAACAATAGTTCCAACCCTACGATTTCCGTAAACTTCAACAACTACTGTATCTCCTTTTTGATAAGTTACCGCCATTATATTACTTTTATGATTCTGGTTTCTAATACTGATGTTACTTCGAACTCAACTGAATCGTTCTTAAACTCTTCGTGAACTTTAGTTTCAGCATCCGTTACCGATACTGCGTGTACTAAATATTCTTCTACGTTTTTCTTTTGTCTACCTTTATCATCTTGTGTGATAACTTTTACTTTTGCTTTATAATACTTCATATTTACTTTTTTAGTTATTGAAATTTAAATTATACTTATCTAACAGTTCGGTTTCTGATATAAGAGAATACTCTCCATTACATTCACCACCTTCTAAATCTTCCACAATAATGTGAAACATCTGAACTACCTTATCTCCATCATGCTGTCTACCCGCTGGGATAACCATCAATTGAAGTGGAAGGAATTTATTTTGGTATGATTTCCATACTCTCGGCCCAATCTCATCTGGTCCTTTGTCAAATCGTTGTCGTAAGTGTTGGAAATATTCTTCATCCATTTCTTTCCACTCATCGTAATTTTGATACTCAATAGAGGCTTCTTCTTGTGCCTTTGTTAACGCATCTTTTTCTTCTTCGGATAACTCATTCCAAAAATCTTCTGGAATAGGATTCTCCTTACTGATAAAATCTTTACTCATCTTTTTTTATTTTTAATTTATAAGTTGGTTCATCGGAATCAATAGATTCTACTAATCCCTTTTTAACTAAATCCTTCATAGTACCATCAATGTTTTCTCTGATGATATCTTTTGAAATACTTTCTGCTATATCAAACATTTTTGCAAATGTAGTTGTATCTTCATTGAGTTTAGATACTGCATTTATGAAACGAGGCCTGAACTTATGTTCATCAATCCATTCATTATCGAAGAACCCATCTTCAGTTAGTGTTTCTAATATCGCCTTAGAGGCTACTTTTATCTTGCTCATAATAATATTTTTATCTAATATACAAAATTATTTCTTAATTTCCAAATAAACCCCCACCTAATTTGGTGGGAGTCCTTTGGGAGTAATCAAGAGTAATAATTAAAATGGGTTAGAGATATCAACTTCTTCAGTTGAATCTCCTTCCACGTTGAATAAATCTTCCTCATCAGTAGAACCAACGTATTTCTGAACGAATTGTTTAACGTAAGTTCTCTCTGATTGAGCTCCACCAGCATCATCGAACAATGGGTAGATAGTAATTTCAGCGGCCTCAGCCAGATTGAATCCATCATAAAGTAGTGAACCAATCTCAACAGCCGTTCTGGTCGATAGTGAGTTTGAAAGAGTTGGAACTTCTTTCTTAACATCGTTTCTAGTCATCGAAGTAATCTTAGCAACATTACCTAAGATAGTTGAATCAACTGAAGGATACATCATCTGAAGTAAATCAGTTTCTTCATCAGAAGTTAGAGTATCCATTTCGATGATTGTAAATCTATCAATAATCGCTCTATCCAATTGTCTAGTCGATGTGTACTCATTACCGATGTTAGCCGATGCGATGAAGGAAACACCTTCAGCAACTTTAACAACAGGTGAATCAGATGCCTCATCTAATCTAAGGTATCTCTGTCCACTATCTAAAACAGTCATTAGAATGTTGTGAGCCTCAGGGTGAGCTCTGGATATCTCATCTAATACAATTACAGTATTTGGAGTTTGGATAGCCTTCACAAATGGTGAAGGAGAAAACACAGTACCTTTTTTGGTATCGAACTGAGTGTTACCGATTAAGGTAGCTCTCGGGTCTTGTGTAGAACCTAAGTTGAAGATTTCCATAGTGTAACCTTCAATTGAATTGGCCGCCGCTTTAGCTGCCATAGTTTTACCACAACCAGCCGGTCCGGTCATCATAATATTTTTACCTCTCAGAATGTTTCTGATTAGGTACTTCCACTTTAGTGGATTCATAAACAACATCTGAGGTTTTAATCCTTCAGATTCATTGTGAATAAACTTTAGGAAATCTTCTTCCATTGGTTTCTCAGCAACTTCCATAGTTGGTTTTTGTTTTAGTTGGTATTGTTCCAACCCACCATTCGGTTTGTTGAAGTTTGTTACAGGGTCAGAACCATTGAACTTCTCACCAGGTACTCTGTTGAACTCAACAGAACCATTGGTAAGATTACCTTTGATTCTTGCTTTGATACAATACTTAGAAGGATTGTTAGCTGCCGATATACACCTTTTATATATTGATGTACCAACTTCATTTAATTGAGGAACTAAGAACTCAGTTCCTGCGGAATCGATAAGGATAATCTCCTTATTCTCGTTTTTCTTTGATTGAAGGAAAACACTTCTTTGACTTTTATTACTCATATAATTTAATTTTTAGTTTTTACTCTTATTAATTATTACTCTACTAAAGTACGACTTTTATTTTACAATTCCAAATTTCTAATGTTAAGAAATTGTTAAATCTTTTACTGAAACAATTTGTTTAATGTTTTAGTTAACGCCATCAGATTCGTACAATCTACTGATGTCGCTGATTTACCATACATTCTTTTGAACTGGTCGATACCACCTTCGTAACCATCGTACACAAAGTATGAAAGAACCTTAACTCCTGCTTGTTGGATTTTCTTAACCTGAGCTGCCGTATGTTCAACAGCCGCAGTTCCACCGTAATCGATATCTCTGTTAGAGAAACCTGGCCATCCATCTGAAAAATTGATGAAGTAAGAATCAACACCTTTGTTAGTTTTGGTGATATCATCTAAAACAGTTTCAAAACATAAACCTTCAGGAGTAGTTCCACAAGGATTAAGATATTTAAATAATTGTTGAATCTTAGAGAACTTATCTTTTCTACTATCGTAAGCTATCAACATTAGTGGTTGTGTAGTCCCATCATGTTGAATACTTCTGTAAGATATAACCACATCTAAATTAGAAGTCATCGAAGCGGCCTTAGCGATAGCAACTGCCGATGTTTGGGTTTGTTTCCACTTACCACCACCCATTGATGAACTAGCATCAATCGATATGTGAACTAAGGCTGGGTTATGTTTGTTAATTGTAATCTGGTCGAAGATTTGAGTATTACCCATTCCCAACTCATGTAACAATCTACCTGAGATTCTACCATTCTTCATTCTAGGATTAACCAAACTTCTTTCCTCATTTCTGAGTTTAAGTTTCTTACCCAATACAGTACCCAATACGATACCCTTTTGAATAGCTCTTTCGTTTCTTTCAGAACTCCAAGAGTAATTAGATAACATACTAATCATATCAGAATCAACTAATTGTTTAGTGTAGTTTCTTACAACCATTACAGGAGTTTGTTTATCTTGTTTACCATACCATCTGTTGTTTTGGTAATCTTTACCAGCCAACTTTTCTTCGATACCACTCTTAACCAAAGTATCTAACTTCTTAGATTCACCTTTGGAAACTTTCTTCTTTTTGATATCACCATTCTGAAAATTCTTTTGTTTCTCAATAGCGTTATCTAATTGTTTCTTTTGTCTACCTGATAGAGAACCATTACCTTCAGTAGTTTTGGTATCTGTGATTTGAGAATCAGAACCACTACCACCAGCTCCATTAGGATTGTAACCACCGTTACCTTTCTTTGGAGTATCTCCTTCAGCATCTCCTTTGGAATCATCTTTACCATCAGAACCATCTTTAGGTTTACCACCGTTACCTTCGGTGTTATCAGTACCATTGGTATCGGAATTATCTCCACCACCACCAGTTCCACTACCTTCTGATTGTTCATCATCAGATTCTCCATCACCACTATTTTGTTGGTTAGGTGATTGGATTGGTTTTTGTTCAGCTGGAAGTGAGTTCTCAACTACTTTGAAAATCTGTTCAGCCAACACCATAGAACCATTAGTATCTGTTATCATATCGATGTTTTTCAAATCCATAAGATTCCATACATTTCTCAATTGAGGAAGAGCATCTAAATCTCTATTCTTATTAGTGATGTTTATGATTCTAAACATATAAGAAGCCCAATCCAACTCTCTGTACTCTGAGGATTGTAATCCCTTATCAACTATCTTAGAGTTGAAGTATTTATCGTACATAGCGTGGTAGTAACCTTTGTAACCAGGTGATGTACTGTAAATGTAGTTATCGATTCTTCTATCTTCGATTATGTTAAGTAAGTTCTTAACGATACCCCTAACATACTCTTTAGTTTCCCACTCATCTTTAGAGTGTTTTTCCATTAAGTGAGTGATGTAAGGAACACCAACAATCAAATCGATGTTGTTGTTAATTGTATCTAATATACTGAAATCTGTTAACTTAATGTGAGAACCTTCATGCAGTGCCAACCCAACGGTTGAATCAAAATCTTTATCATCCATCTTAGCTGATATCACAACCGAATTACCATCAGTATAAGAATCAATACCCCTTACATCAAATGTAACAGGTATATTATCATTAGTAACGATGTTAACAAAGTTACCGATAGATTTCTTATAAGAGGCAAGTGCCATCAGATTTGAATGTTTAGATTCTATAACATTCAACCCATCATCTACATCATCGAACAGGTTATCTTTCAACCAGAACGAACTATATTTTGTATTATCTCTATTCATATATTTTTACTCTTATCAATTATTACTATACTAAAGTAGTGAATTTTTTCCACATAAACAAGCATTTTATGTTAAATTTTTGTTAAAGTTATTAACAAGTTATTAACAATTAAAGTAATCCTTTTAGTAGTTTCTTATAATCTATGGATAGTAAACCCATACCACCTATCATTAAACCCATAACGGCGAACACTATTTCGTTAAGAACCGCCTCAAACTGAATAAGGTTTTGTAGTGTTCCTTTCATTGTTAAATAACACGCAGTAAACCCTACTACTGTTAATAAAATTGCTTGGTAATTTTTCATATTATATCTCTTATTAATTATTACAGTACTAAAGTACGAAATAATTTCGATATATCCAAGCCGCCAATGTTAAGAAATTGTTAAATTTTTACTAATTCTTCTTTTAAGAATTCGTGAAGTGTTTTCGTAGTTTCGTTATATGAGTGTAGCCTATACTTTCTGTCGTGTCCTAATCTATCTTCTACGAATTCAAACTTAGGAGTTATACCTAATATATCACCAATGGTGTTTATTATATCTATGTTAGTTGTTGTGAAATCACTACCTATATGATAGATTTCATTTACATCACCTTCTAACACTATATCCAATATAGATTTGACATTATCCTCAACCCATATCCACTCTCTCATTTGTTTACCATCACCATAAACAGGTATAGTAATATCATTCTTAACATTGTGAATAATCTTAGGAATAAACTTTTCTTTGTGTTGTCGTACACCAAAGTTGTTACAAGTTCTTGTAATGTTATATGGTAATCCAAACGTAGTAGCACAACTCTGTACTAATAAATCAGCAGCTGCTTTAGTAGATGAGTAATAAGATGATGGTATTAACCTATCATATGGATATGATGGGGCATTATGATTATCAAGCTTTTCTAAATCCCCATAAACCTCATCTGTAGATATTTGAACAAACCTTTTTAGCTTGGGATTCTGCCTTGCACATTCTAATAAATTAAATGTACCTTCTACATTAGTTCTTACAAATGGCCTACCATCTGCAATTGAATTATCAACGTGAGATTCAGCAGCAAAGTTTACTAAGTAATCATACTCACCTAAATCTGATGGTGTAACATCACATATATCTCTTATTAAGGTTTGAACTAATAATGGATTTGATTTAGGCATTCTATCATAATCACCAGCATATGTTAGTAAATCAACTACCATAACTTCATGTCCATTTTCTACACAATGATGTACAAAAGATGAACCTATAAAACCTAAACCACCTGTAACTACTATTCTATTCATTAATCTAATATTTTATTTTTAACTCTATCTGATATTGGAATTGGGTCTCCCATCTCATCTATCCTAACAAATGTTATGTTTGTTCTTAGGATTAAATTTTGTTTACCATTGTAAACATTATGAGAACGAGCTTCCAATATTAATCTTATTGATGAACCACCTACCGATTCTACATCCCCATATATCTTTAGAAGTTGTCCTTCTCTCGCAGGTTTATTGAATATACATTTATCAATTGCTTTAGTTACCATACGAGGTGTATCACAAAACTCAGCGGCGAATCCAGCGGCCGCAGCATCTAACCATGCTAATAGTTTACCACCAAACAGATTTCCATGAAACCCTAAATCGGATTTCTTAATTGGATGTTGTGTTATATACTTCATCTAATATTTTTTTAAATTCTAAGATACCATCTGATACATTCTGTTCCCAATCGTTTGGGGACTTTTCATCAGCGTTATCTGTAATGTATTTGTAACATTTAAATGGGATGTTCCATTTATCACATATTTTGGCAATACAAAAAGCCTCCATATCAAATACATCAATACCTTCATATTCTTTTTTGTTTATTACAAATGAATCACCTGAACCCACAACTAACGAATCTATAAAATGAGCATCACCTAATACACTTGCAGTTTTATCAAATGGTGTTGTACCTCTCGGAAATCCTAATGGTGATACATCCATATCTCTTTGTACGAATCTACCACACTCTACTAACTCACCGATTGGTAAATCTCTACTACCAGCAGTTCCGTAGTTGATTACTAATTTAGGGAATCCATATATCATAAAATGACGAGTTAGTTCAAATGTTGAATTTACTTTACCAACACCTGTATATAAAACATTATAATCATTTAATTGATTATTTGTTTCTTGTTCTAATGCACATACAATTAAAGTATCTATCATTTAATCAAACATTTAATTGATTCATCCCCTTTGTAAATTCCTATATCTAACAAACATAATCTATCAACAACATCTAATCCAACCATTTCACATAGGTTAGATGCCGCTTCCATAGTACCGCCAGTTGCTAATACATCATCAACAACAACACAAGTACCTAAATCATGTTGAGGTATATATGCCATTTCTAATTCATCACTACCATACTCCAACCCATATTGAACAAAAAACTTTTTGTTGTTTGGTAACTTACCCCTCTTTCTTACTATTCGTATTCCACCACCAAATTGATAACTTAATGCAGATGCGAATAAAAACCCTCTACTCTCAATACCTACCCAATAGGTAGGAACTTTATTTATAAGTTGCCCCATTTCTAATATGGCGTTTTTAAAAACAGAACTCTCAGCCAACAATGGTTGAATATCCTTATACTGAATTCCTTTTACAGGAAAGTCATCTACGTTATTTATGTAATTATTATAATCCATTACTTCCATTTAAAACCAGCACCCATATGTCCAAATGCCGCTGTATCTCCAAATATTGGTTGTTTAAGTTCTAAGAAATCTATAATACCTTTTGGTGATAAATCATAACCTTTAATCACTTCATGTTTACCATCAACAATAGCACTTGCTTGAAGTGGTTGGTTATATCCAATTGCATAAGCAAGTTGAACTGTTACTTCTTTA